ATAGTTTAATTGGAAAAAGTACCGGATTGACATTACGTTTAAATAAGAGTAATAGAAACAATTCTAAAATCAATTATGCTGATAAATTTTTAGATGTAAACAATATATGGTTGGGTGGCAGAGCGGTCTAATGCAGAGCTTTGCTAAAGCTCCGAGGTGAAAGCCTCCGAAAGTTCGAATCTTTCCTCAACCGCCATTTTAAATGCACGTGTAGCTCAGTTGGTAGAGTACGAGTTTTCCAAACTTGTTGTCGCCGGTTCAAGCCCGGCCACGTGCTCCAACTTAAAAAAGAAAGTATATATATGCCGTATAGATCATCACATAATAGAAAAGGTTATAAACGAAAGACAAAAAGTGGTAAAACAGTAAATGTAACATCACATTACGTCAAAAGAAGTTGTACAAAAGCACGTAAAAAGAAATAATTTTCAGTAACTGGGGATTTGCATAATGGTAGTGCCGCTGACTTTGAATCAGCAGGTGGAAATTCGATTTTTCCATCCCCAACCAATTTAATCGGGGTATGTGGCTACACGGGTGTAGCACTTGCTTTGCAAGCAAGTTAAATATTGGCGTTCAACTCGCCCATACTCCACCAAACTTAATTTGAGTATCTAGGCGTTTTTGACTCCACCAATATTGAAGAAAATGTAATTTGTGAATTAAAAAATTGTATTTCTAAAAATTTTAATATATATTAATGTTCAGAGAGCGCGGGTATGATGTAGTGGTAGCCTGCAACTTTGCCAAAGTTGATGTGAGAATTCGATTTTCTCTACCCGCTCCAATTTCAGTTCTTTAAAATTTATGGGCGTATACTGGTTTCGATTTAGTAGTACACCTATGTTAGGCACGTAGAGGATGATAGTTGGCCTCTTTAAAACATCTATTGCAACATTAACTGCTAAAGATAATGTAATCAGCTATGACTTCTCTTATGATGACGTTGTAGCAGTTGCGGCCTAAGTTGTCGCACCATCCTTCACATTGAAGTCTGATATTTGTGTTGGGTGTAAATTATTGGACTGGATCAAACGTTTGATTTGCGCAAATGATCAAGATACTAGTAAATCTTAAGGGCAATATTTTTAGATATTTTTCATTATTAACCCCTAACAATTTAAAATATATAAACGTGTAGGCTGATATAAGTTATCTATTAAAGACAAGGGTTCAACTCCCTTTACGTCCACCATTTTATAATATTATATAAATTTACATATATTTATACACACATATGAAAAAATATAGTTTATTATATGAAGCTAGTATATATGATTACTTGATATGGGAACCTACTGGTAGACTGCAAGTTGTAGCCGATGAATTGGATAAAATTTCAACAGATAGTTCTAAATTGTACAGAGGAATGTCTGAGAAAGAGTATAATATTTTAAACACTACAGGTAAAGTTACGTCTAAGGGCAGGGGTAATACCAGAAACATCGTGGGTAGTTATTTAGCGAGTGATTTTAAATTGGCAGCAAGGTTTGCCTTGGTCAATTATAGAGATAAGAAAGAAGGTATAATCGTAGTGTTGGACAAAAACAAATTACCAGACTTAAAAAATGTAGATCCTGGCAATTATGTTACTAGTTATATACCAAAGGAAGCAGTAACACAAATTATAGACTTAAAAAAGTTATGAGTAATATTAAATTAACAAAACAACAAGCAGAACAAAAAGTATATCAACTAACCGAAGATCTTTTACACGTTAAGAAGGATTTTAAGGATGTAGCCGCTGGTTACAAAGAACGTATGAAAGAAATTGAATCTGAAATTAAAGCAATTGTAGAAGAAGCTTCAATTGGTGATCCAACGAAAAATTAAATCAATAAAAAACCCGGTGTAAAAACCGGGTTTTATTTTTTTATTCTTTTGTATTTGGCTTAAACGTACCATCTTTAAGATTCAAGCTACCATCTCCATATTTTGTAGCTAAACTATTTAGTAGATTTTCTTCAAGTTTTTGAATATCTTTCCATTCATTTAAGATTGATGTGCGTCTATCTTCTAGTTCTTTTTTGCTTTGATCTATTTCAATGTCTTCTAATTGAATTTGGCCAAGTTCAAATATTTTTTGTTGGTATTTGGATTGTAATATTGCAATTTCTTGCATTTCTTGATCAGTAAATTTGATGATGTCACTCATAATATTTTAAGATACATATTCAATAATTATTTGTGTGAATTATTATAATTGTCAAATGAAAAAGCTTTTGTAATCGGATGCTCTATATATAGAGTCCTCTTTCAAATGTTGAAAAGCCCCTTTTTCGAAATCTTTGCTCTTATCAGATAATTTAATTGCTAATTCTTCATCGTCTCTACCAGTTTTAGCAAGATCATTTAGTTTTGCGATTTGTTTAGCGGCTCCTTTTGGATCTAAAGGTTTCATACCAGTCTTGCTAACAGAATTCCATTTTCCTCCAAAGTATTGAAATACAGCATTTGGCGTCAATGGTTTTTCCTCTTGTTTTGCTCTTATAATTAATTTTTCTTTTGGTTTAAATCCACTTTGTGCTTGGACTGGGCCCAACAAATCCAATCCTTGTAGTGCTGCATCAATTACTTTGTTTCTCTTTTTACTACCTTTTTTATATACTAACACATTACCAATGTCCAAACAAATAATGATAAGTTGTTTTAGATCTGATTTTTTAAGGCTAGTTGGATTTAATTTTTGTAGAATTAACTTCAAGTCGATTAACATAGTAAACATTGCTCTAATATTTGCAATATCTGGACCAGTCAACTTTCCAGTGGCGCTAGTATTTGGAACAACTGGCGTACCCTTGGTTTCCAAATCTTCGTTCTTTGGAGCAGATCCAGCTGGCAAACTGGTTTTACCGCCGATTACTGGAGGTGTACCAATTACTGGAGGCGTACCAATTACTGGAGGCGTACCAGTTACTGGAGGCGTACCAGTTACTGGAGGCGTACCAGTTACTGGAGGTGTAATTTTTACACCAGCTTTTTGTTGAGGAATTGGTAACTTAGGTGGTTGTGAAGGATCCTCATTAAAGTTATAAACACTATTTGGATTCTTTTTGTTAAAAACTTGACGTAGTTCAAGGGTAGTACCAATTAAATTTGGAATAGCAGTAGTAAATTGATTGATAAATATTTGTCGTTCTTTATTTTGTGCCAATAAATCAGCTGCAGCTTCGGCCAGTGAAGTAAACTGAGGATCTTTTGTAATTTCAGCACGAACAGCATTTGGATCACCAACCTTTTGACGATATTTAACAGACGCATCACTAATCGCTTTGTTAAAATTAATCAAGAAGGTATTTAATGTAGCAATACTAGCCTTAGCCTCTGGACTTTTTGGATCATCATCGGCTTTTAACAAATTTACCACACGTTGTTGTAAATTTCCACTGAACAATGGACTTGACTTCAATGCGGTTAAATATTTTGTTAAATTTCTATTTGAATATACGCCCGTCGGAGTAACAGAATTATCTGGTTTAGGGGGTTGGATTGGTTGTTTTTCTGGATTAGGGGGCTGGTTTGGTTGTTCTTCTGGATTAGTTTGTATTTGTGAATTAGAAAAAGCATAGTCTATAGAGTTATTACCTCTTATTGCAATATATGCGGCAAATAATTTCTTAAAAATATCGCCTATATCATTTTTATGTAAAATAATATAAAGTTTCTTAAATTCATGCGGTTTAATTCCCAACGATGGAACGATTTTATTAACTATCGATTGAAATTTATTAATAAATTCAGTCTTCTTGGTATTGTCGTCCCAATATCCCAACTCATCTATTTCTTTTATAATAGGTGGTCTTATAGGCAATTCTATATTTTTAGGTATCGTTTTACTATCATTCGTTATATTATTCAAAACATTTTTAGCGTCTACTGGTAAACTATCATATAAACTGTTAAAATCTTGTTTTATTTTATTTACATCTATCTGTTTTAAAATTGTACCATTTCCGATATCATCTCCGAATTTTAAATCGTCAATGTTTAAAGTTTGATATCCATCTCGGTTTTGTCTTCCAGCAGTGCCTGTTGTGCCAGCAGTGCCTGTTGTGCCAGAAGTGCCTGTTGTGCCAGCAGTGCCTGTTGTGCCAGCAGTGCCTGTTGTGCCAGCAGTGCCTGTTGTGCCAGCAGTGCCTGTTGTGCCAGCAGTGCCTGTTGTGCCAGCAGTGCCTGTTGTGCCAGAAGTGCCTGTTGTGCCAGAAGTGCCTGTTGTACTTTTTATCGATTTAATCTTATTTGATAAATCCATCAATTGTGTTACATATTGAATTATTTCGGGGGTAATTAAATCTTTACTTGGACCATTTGTGAGATCATTAATAAGATTTTCTTTGGTTGATCCTATTTCACTTGCAATATTAGTTAAAAGAACATCTATATTTTTATCCAAAATTTCTAGATCGTTAGGTGACAATTCTTTTTTTCCACCTAAGCCCACTGATCCTTTTAATTTATCTAAAAAACCAGCTTCATTTAAAAATTCTTTATACAACTCTTCGGTGTAATTTATTTCATTCATATTATATATATAGTTTTTTAATCAACGTCTTGTATACTGATTCTTTTAAAGTTTCACCCGCTTGTTTAGCTAATTGATTAAGAATGTTTACATCAATTTGACCTCCCATTTCTTGTTTCATTTGATAACCTGCTAGTGCAGATGCAGCTTCATCTTTTGTTAATGTACCGATTACATTTACACCATTGATTGATAAAGGTATTTTGTCACCCACAAGAAGTGCGTTAAATTTAAGTGGAGCTCCAGAATAAAATTGTTCTGGTTTTATAATTCCTGCTTGAAGTGCTTTTAATAAAATTCTATATGGTCCAACTCCAAATGTATCAATATAGGATTGCATATATAGACTTGAATCAATTTGTCCATTTAATGCAGCTTTACCTATTTCGTTTACAGATTTACCAGCAATAGCAGCAGTTACATCACCTGTAACTGCAGAGGTTTGTTTGACTATTGTTGCTAGTGCGTTTTTAGGTAATCCACCGGCGCTATTAACAACTTTCATAATATCCTGTGTATCTGCCCATTTAAGGAATTCTTTTATCCCTGAAATACTTTCCTCAAAATTCTGATTACTAACCTCTGCTTTAAAAGCATCAAGTAATTTTTGATTTGTGCTAATAATTTTCAATAGTGCTGGATCCGCGCCGGGCCTTGGAGCAACCATTAACTTTGATATATCAGGTTCAGATACCTTAACGTTTCCACTCAACGTAGCTGCATCCGAAAACTGATCTGATCCAGGTGATCCTACAAAGTAAGATTTAGCGCCATCAATAAATCCTCCGCCCTTGAAGTAACTAAATAATCCTTTTGTAAGTGATCCACCAACCAATGATAAACCTGTGACTACTAATGCATTTTTAAACGCGTTGCCCCAAGATTCTTTTTTGAGATAATGACCAACAATTGTTCTTATTAATAAACCAACTAAAACTCCGATTGCCAATGATGTACCTACACTAGCACCTGCGAATGATACTGATAACATTTTTGTGATGTTAATTAACAAACCGATTATTGTATTGGTCCATTTTGGATTTAATTTTGTAAAATTTTGTAATTGATCAAGAGTTGATTTTCCAGAAGAATCGTTCTCATATGTTATGGTACCATCAGGTGCTCTTTTTGCAATCTTCATACTTGGACCCAATTTGGTCATTATCATTTGCCAAGCTGATCCTTGTTTTTTAGCATCCAATATATCTGATTTTAATGAAGACGACCAATTTACAAATCGAGTGAAAGCATTTACTACAATCGATTGAAATAGGTTCATTGCGATTTGTCCGGCTTTACCACCTAATTCTTTTGTTTTTAGTGCAGCCTTTTGAATGATGCTTGGTTCGGATCCAATATTTTTTGGTATGGATGTATCTTTTAGTCTTGCATCAGAACCAAAATTATCTAGATATGATTTATTATCACCGTGAAATTTATTAATCAGTGATAATATATTTTTGGAAGTATCAGCTGTTGATACTGGATCTGATGCGGCTTCTATTAACAGTGATATGTCTGAAATTTGTTGATTGCGTTTGTATATTTCTCTTAATGTTTTACGAGTACCAACGCTTAGTTTAAATTCTGCTAAATGTAGGGTGTTATTTTCTATACATTCGTGAAGAATAGCTAATTCATTTAACATTCGATTGAATGTAAATTCAGATTTTTTTAAATTATTAATGGTTTGTTTAGACAAATTCGGATTTAACCATTGATTTTCTTCCAATAAAGATATCATATATTTATAAATATTCTGGTGTAAGTAAAAATTGATTAAAATAAAGTTGACACAATTGTGGTTTGTATGTATTATAGATTATATTCTAAGGCTGGTAATCTTAGAGTCATTGGTTTATTACCACGTTTAAATATTAAATTAAATTATATTAGTATGACAGGTAAAAGTGAGAACTCAGTGCAAAATAGTGTTAAATACGTAATTTTACGTGATGGTCGCCGAGTATCGGATTTGGAATATATTTCCAAAGATGAAGCTAGAGTCGAATATGATCATTGGAAGTCTATTATTAAAAGATGGCCAGATGGATCGAAAGTTGAAATTGTAGAAGTTAAAAATAATTAATTATGGGACTAAGAGAACAAATTAAAAATGCAAATTCAGAATCAGAGATTACTTCTCTACTAACAAAAGCTCAGTCTTTTGAGTTTGCAGCTGATAAAACTAAGAAATCGTGGAAATCAACAGCTAGATTTAGATTGGCGCAATTGTCAAGTAAAGATGTGGCACAAAATCCTGAAAAACCTGTTGAATCTAAAAAATCTTCTAAAAAGAAAAAAGGTAAATATACAGAAAATACAGAGGTTGCGAGTTTGTAATTAAGAATATATTTGATATGAAAAGACGTTACGTAAGTAACGTCTTTCTTTTTTTACAGATATTTATATATAATGTCAGGTAAACTTTTAACATTAACCTTGCCTTCTGATTATGATCAGATGGAAAGTTTAATTAAGTTGAATAAAATAAAATTGATGGAACATATAGTTACATCGATAGGTTATGCGTTAAACAACAATTTAGATGTTATAGAAATATTTAACTTTGAAAATTCAGATTTTATTGTAGTTCTTGACTACGAATCGTTTGAATTTAATTTAGATAATATATACGACTATTATATTTCTACGGAAATTTATGAAAAATGTAGTCGTGTTTTAAATATCAAACAACAACTAAACCAAAAAAATGAGCAAGAAAAAAGACACAAGTCCAAAGGTTCACCAAAACGAAAAAATTAGAGAATCAGTTAGAATAGATGAACGATCTCTTACCCCAAAACAAATTGAATTATTAAATTTACTACAAAATAAAACAACCAAACTAGTCTTTATATCTGGCCCAGCTGGAACTTCCAAAACATATACATCAATATTAGCCGGTTTAAACTTATTGAATCAAAAAAGAGTGAGTGAAATAGTTTATGTACGAAGCATAGTAGAAAGTAGTGATAGCAAATTAGGATTTTTACCAGGTGAAATGGATGAAAAAATGAGTCCATACATTCAGCCATTGATCGACAAGTTAGAAGAATTATTGCCAAAACACGACATTGACAAGTTGAAAAAAGAAGAACGCATTCATGGATTTCCAATCAATTTCTTACGCGGTTTGAGTTGGAATGCTAAATGTATTGTTGCAGATGAAGCGCAAAATATGACTAAAAAAGAGTTAACTACATTAATAACGCGTGTTGGGGAATTTAGTAAGTTATTTATTTGTGGTGATCCCGATCAAAGTGACATAAATGGTAAGAGTGGATTTGTACCAATGATGAATACGTTTGACGACGAAGAAAGTAGAAATAACGGTGTTTATGTGTTTAAGTTCACCGAAGAAGATATAGTTAGAAGTGGTTTGATAAAATTTATATTAAAAAAATTAAAAAACGTAGTATAACTTATAATTATTAGTATAATATGGCGATAGTATCCAATCAAGGTAGATCCGTTACCGAATTACCAACATTAACAGCTGGTAGTATCGGAAATAATGATTTTTTAATCATACAGAACGTTAGTAGCAACTCAACTAAAAAGTCAACAATTAATAGCTTTGTACAAAAAACCGGCGTTCTTTTGACAAGCTTTAACAATTTAAACTTTGTAGGGCCAAATAATACATATACAGGTTCATTTAGAAGTTTCGAGGGAGACAATTATTCCATAATCAGCCAAAAAGTACCAAATGTATTCAAACGTGCTATAGTAAGTGACTACCTAACTATTGGATACAATCCTACAGCTCCTACATTTTTAGGGATATATGCAAAAACTATTAATTTTGATCAAGCTATAGGTGGCGGCGGTAATATATTATTTACAGGCAACGGTATTGATAGTGAAATTAACATTTTAGATTATCCAGGCGGTCTTATATTAGAGAACACGCCATTAAATATACAACAAATTACTGCTAGTTTAGGTATTACCAGTAGTTTGAAAGGAAAATTACGTGGAAATGTAACATCAACCACTGGTAAAAGTAGTTTTTACAATGTAGACGTAAATAACAATTTATATGCAATTAACGCTGAGCTTGATAGTGTTATAATTACTGGCGGAACAATTGAAAACGTTACAATTAATGGTACATCTATCGGGGGAACAACGCCTGGTATAATATCAGGATCTAAGATATATTCTCAAAATGGATTTACTGGAATTTTTACTGGAAGTGGTAATATTTCAATGACGGGTAGTTTAAAAGGTAAGTTTTTAGGAAATATAACAATAGGAACAGGCACAAGTACATTTAATAACATAACTTCTTCTAGAATTTATTCAACTGTTTCTGTAAAATCGCCGTTATTTATCGGCACATCTAGTTATTCCTTCAATGGTATTGGTGAGATTTCCGCTTTTACTAGTAGTTACGCACTTACATCCAGCAGATGTATGTCAACTACAGCTGATACAGCTTCGTATTTAGTTTGGTCCAATTTAAACACAAATGGTACTGCTAGTTATTCTTATAACGGAAATTTAAAATACTCTTCATTTTCCAGCAGTTATGCACTTACATCTAGTAAAGCAATAAGCAGTAGTTATTCATTTGAAACCACAACGTCTTCTTATGCTATAAGAGCTTCAAGCGTTGCTGGTACTGTAGATAATGCGATCAACGCATTAACAGCTGATTCTGCTACAACATCTTTGACCGCTTCTTATTTATTAAAAGGTGCATTAAATAGTTCTAGTGCTGTTCCTTATTTTGATGGTACTAGATTGACCACTTCGCCGTTATTCTATAAAAATGAAAGTGGACAGATTAATTTTTATATATCCGCTTCTGCTAAATATGGTCAGTCTAATTTTATAGTTTTAAATAGAGGATCAGGTACATCCAACGCAGCGGGACTAGTATTACAAAATAAAAATAGATCAAAAGGATATCCAAATCAAGACCAATGGTATATTCAATCTGTTACTAGTGGTAGCTTAACTTTAAGCATAACAACAGGTTCATATCATCTTAAAAATGCTACTATAACGTCAAGAACAACGAATACAGCTGGAACTATGGCGGCTATGAAACACATGAGAAATGGTTTCTATTTTTGGCCATATATTTACACTGATTCAGCTGCTAGAGATGGTGCTGTAGGTATCGGAGTTACTCCTCCACATGAACCAACTGGTTCTATAAATAAATATTTACTTGCTAAGTTGCATATTAGAATGTTTAGTGGCAGTAATCAGGCCGCAAATGTTGCTGGATCAGTATTAGCAGGAAATTTTATAAATGGTGCTCCTGTGGGAGTAGAAAATAAACAAACAGCAATTTTGGTTCAATATGGATCAAGTAGTTTTTCAAATACATTTTACGTATCAAGTAGTGGAAATATACGTGCTTATGGATCTATAAGTGGTAGTAAAATGTATTCTTATGGAAGTATAAAAGTAGATAATGGATCTTTTATTTCCAAAACTGATAGTGCTATTTTAACAGGATCATTCAAGGGCAATTATCAACAAGATTATACAACAGTAAGTGCTACAGTTGCGGCCGCAACCACTAATTTGAGTTTTGATGACTATGATTTTATTTATCTAACTGCTACTGCAGCTCAAACATTTAATGTAAACTTGACGCAAAAGAAAGTGTGTTATTTATATTTCTATAATAATAGCGGAGGTACATCTTTTACTTGGAGCACAAGTACATCAAACTCATTAAAGTGGCCAGGAGCATCGGCCTTAAATCCTGCAAATGGAGCTAGAGATCTATATTCCGTAGTTTTAATGGGTGGCGAAATTCTAATAACCAGAATAGGTGCTTCTTATTCTTAATAGTTTATATTTATAAAATATGTCAACTCCGTGCAATAGTTTAAATGTTCAACTAATTAAGGTAAGTGAACTTGCTAATTATACAAACATAAAAAATGCAGATCAATTGATGGTTGTAGAAAATACAGATGGTACAAAGTTTTCTAGAAAATCTAATTTGTCTGATATCAAAACTTATGTAAATTCAGGAGGTATTTCTGGATATACTACTTCATTGTTCAATTCTACTACTGATGTGAATAGTTTTTATACGAGAAACACTAATGTTTTTTCTTTTTCACACGGATTTTCTTCAGTACCATCTTTGGTCAGAGTGGTTTTAAAGTGTGATGCAAATGATGGAAGATTTGTTATTAATCAAGAAGTAGACGTATCAACATTTTATAATAATCAAACCAAACCAATTTGCAATATTGTATCAGATTCTAGCAATGTATTGATAATAGTTCCTACATATACTACTATTACTACATATGATTATAATAGCACCACTAGTGTTATTACAGAATATACTATTGACCCAACCAAATGGTACATTAAAATATACGCCTGGAAGTAAATATGTCAACCACCTGTAATTTAATACAACAAGTAAAAGTTAGTGACTTAGTAAGATATAATGCTCTAACAGCTAAAGATTTAATACTGACCATTGAGTCAGGATCATCAAATGATTTATATTCTAGAAAAAGCACATTTGGGGATGTAGTTGATTTTCTATCAAATGTTACGGGATCATACACAGGAAGCTTTTCTGGTTCAGCAAAGACATTAAAAGGCATTTTCACCGGAAGTTTCACAGGTAGTTTTAAAGGTTTAACTACTGGTATTTTCAGCGGAAAAAGTACAGGCAGTTTTACAGGCAGTTTTAAAGGTTTAACTACTGGTAAGTCAGTTACTTCTGGATCTTTGAGTGGAAGTTTTTATGGATCTTTACTATCTAAAAAAGCAAATTTATCTGGTAGTTTTAGCGGTAGTTTATTTGGATCTTTAGTAAGTAAAAATTCTAAATTAACAGGAAGTTTTAATGGTGTAACAAGAGGTCGTTTTTCAGGAAGTGTATCAGCTAGTATAAAAGGTTATATTAGTGCTTCCAATCATTATAACGCAAATAAAAAAGTAGCATTTTATGGTACGGCTAGTTGTGCTAAAACCGCATCCTATGCTTTGAATCTTGGGGGATTAGTATCTGGAACAGGTACTTCAAATCAATTTACTTATTGGTCTGGTACAAGTACGTTGGAATCTACCAATTATATTGTAAGAAATAGCACTATTAATAATTTAGGTAGTATGCCTGCGGGTAGAATTACGGTCAATAACCCATTACAATTTAATGCTGTCGGAGAACAAATAATACAATATTCATCCTCTGGAAATTCAATTTATGGATTGGGATTGCAAAATGGAAATAACTATTTAAGAACTACAGCTAATTTTGCGATTTATTATTCTGGATCACACGTTAATAGTAGTTTTCTTACCGGCAAAGATATAACTTGGCAATCTGGTAAATCAGGATGGGGAGTACTAGGAATTAGACAAAGATTATTAAGTGTTGGTAATGTTGTAAGTTCTGATAATGTTAATGCACAATTACATTTACATTTAAGTGGTTCAACAGGTTGGCCAACTGGTTATAATCCAAATACAAATGTATTTTTAATTACATCAGGTAGTAATCAAACAAAATTGTTACGCGTAAGCGGAAGTGGTCAATTAGATGTAAGAGGAGACATAGTAGCACTTTCTACATTTGCAACTTCCGATTATAGATTGAAAGAAAATATAAAGCCGTTGGAAAACGGTTTGGATAAAATAAATCAAATAAATCCTATTGAATTTATCTGGAAATCAAACAAGAAAAAAGACTATGGCGTTATTGCTCAAGAAATAGAAGCTTTATATCCAGACTTTGTTTCGGAAAATTTGGAGGGGTATAAAGTTGTTAAATACAATCCTCTCGTTGCTTTATTAATAAAATCTATTCAGGAATTACACAAAGAAGTTCAAGAACTTAAAAATAAAAATTGAATTTGATATATATAGGGTATATGCCTGTAAATATATTAAATCGATTCGGACCATTGAGTTTTAAAAGTCAGACTAATAATACTGAAAATCTTTCTATAAACAGTTTATTAAGTAACTTTTACAACCCAGGATCTAATAATTTTTCATTATCACAGAGTTATTATCAAATTGAGAATAGAGTTGGTAATCCAAATACAGACACTAAAACAATTAATATAACTAATCCACTTGGCGCTGGCTTTATAAACAAAGACAATAATCGACCAATAAAATTTAGTGAGTTTTATGGATCATCATTTTTTAGCAGTTCATTTAAAGTGGAAGCTTCTACGGGTATATCAACTGTAAAAATTTATTCTCCGAGTGTAATTCAAAATAATAATTTTTTAACAAATAATATACAAGACAAAGTTTATCAATATACGTTATATTCAAAATCAGATGTTACAATTCCAATTGCTGATTCAGGATGGAATAAAGTTTTTTCATATGCCAAATCAGGAGATAACACAGAACAATTTTATAATTTGGTAAATACAAAAGCTTATAAATTAATCGCTAAGGATTGTCTTTCAAATGCATTTAGTTCAAGTATGTTTATTGGTACGTGCGCTAGTAGTGTTACCGATAATACTACTTATACATATAATATAACTGCGGCAGATCTACCTACAGCTAGTTCATTATTGTTACAAAAAATAAATGAAGACAAAGTTGTTAATCAATACACAAACACAAAGTTGACGGATCTATCTAATATATTAACCAACTTAAATAATTTATTACAAAACCCAAATATATCTACATTTAAGTCTTCAGGTCAACTTTTACCTACTATCGTTTACAAAGATAACCTAGGATATAATAGAACATTAAACTTCGATGGACTGATTTTGCAAAAATCAAATGTACCAAATGGAACTTTAGGGTATTTTTATATAGGTTTAGTAACGGCTACAAGTTCGGGCGGTACAAATCCAACATTTGAATATGCATTTGAAAATACATCAACCTTTGGAAAAATAACTTTGTATATTATAGGCACTCAAGATTCAAGTGGAACATCTTGTACACCACCGCCGGCGCCGACAACAGTTGGAAATTTTCCAACCAATATTTCATTTACAGGCCCGAGATGCGGTTATTTAGATTGCGGTGATGGTTATACTCAACCAGTGTGTAATCCAACTTCCACCACGCAAATAAAACATAGTGGTAGCTTCATAATCACGAATAATAACAATGCGGAAATGTTAGCTACTATAAGTCCAACTTGGACAAAGTTAGACGGTACTCCATTAGATTCACTTGTAAGTACTGTATCTTTTACCCCCACAGGAATGTTTTCTATTCTCGCTAATAGTACTAAAAAAATAAGTATTGGTTTCGGTTTATCGGATTATCAAAATACACTTCAACCAAAAACTTTTACGGCTAAAGGTTCGGTTAATCTAACATTACCACTGGGATATTCTCCACAATCGCAAAATTGTGAAATTTTAGCTAATTTTGATAAAAATTCATGTAATATAAGTTTGCCTCTTAAACAAACATGGATTACACCTAGTTCTTGGCAAGCTGTGGGAAATCAGTTATCTTGCAATTCAAATCCAAATTCTGCTCAGATTATATCAAATCCGTCTTCTACAATTCAAGTGAGACACAGTGGTAGTTTTACAATAACAAATAATTTCATCAAACCAATTACATTTACATTTAATAAAAATAATTGGCAAAATCAAAATGGAACTACTATAAATCCATTACTTACTCCAATTGAAATGGATCCGGATTCGCCAATTACTTTACAACCAAATCAGAGTAAAAAAATATCCGTATCATTTGGAAAAGCTAACTATAACAATCCAAGTCAACCAGCTACAGTTGATTTAAGATGTCCGTTTACTGCTACAACAGATGCCGATTTTTATATAAATCCAGTCACTGAGAATTATTTTTATTTTTCCTCAGATAAAAATAGTTGTGTTGTTGTCAATCTTAAAACGCCAAATTGGCCTGTAAGTATAGGTTTGGGCGGAGATAATGCTATAAATTGTGATTGTGGAACATCAACTTCGCCGCAAGTATGTGATCCTACACTTTTAACACAAATAAAACATACTGGCAGTTTCATAATTACAAATAACAATCCTGATTCTATGACCATTACGTTGAATCAAAACTGGACCAATAATGATGGAAGTGTATTAAATTCACTTTTATTGCCTATTATTATCGATCCGCAATCTCCTATTTCGATTGAACCTTATAAATCTAAAAAAATAAGCATCGGCGTTGGAATTTCAAACTATACAAACGAAAGTCAACCTAAAAGTATAGATATAAAAAATTTAGCAGTCGCTTCTTTACCTGCTGGTTACACGGAAACGTCAAAAGACGTATCAATTAGATTTTCGTCCGATAAAGATAAATGCAAAAAACAAGTTGTTGTACCTGTTGCTCCTCCAGTAGTTACACCTGTTACTAGTAATTTAGGGTGTATAAGTTATAATCCTCGTATGCTTGAAAGTTGGACGCAAATAAAACTTAGAACGGTGGTAACAATTGCATATAAAACTGGTACATCCGCTGATAAAACTTTTGCCAAAGCAGTTGTTAATGCTTTGCCAAATTTAGGATGTACATTACCAACAAGTATAACACAAGATGGTTATTCAGTTGGTATCAATTGGACTTTGGATAATGAAGGGGAACAAAGTTATGCATGTACAACAGGGACATCAGGTCAATTTTCAGGCACTTATACAGTTGTAACAACCAATGCCATATTAGGAAGTGCAAATTTTTATATATTGTTCTTAAGAAAAAACAATAATAATCTAGACGGTGAAAATTACATTAATTTGTGTCAGACAGGTGGTGTTTCGTCAAGTGGTGGAGGGTGACCAGCTGCTTGGCAATTGATGGAAACTTTAGAACGAGGATTTATACCCGCTAGAGAAATTGAAATAGGTATGCATCTTCGTGACACTGAATTTGGTAAATGGAATAAAGTAAGTAAAGCGTACATTGATAGAGCGCCAATATATAGAACAATTATTGATGGACAAATATTTGACGTTGATAATAGTCACAAATGGTACATTGGAAACGGAGAATGGACAACTGTTACAGAGATTAAAAAAGGCGATAAACTCGAAAATGTAACAGGTGAAAAATTAACTGTAACTGATAATTTTGTGTTATATGAAAACGAAGAATTTATGCATTTAAACTGTGAAAATAGTAGATTTGTTATGGGAACTGGTATTATTGGTCACAATTTTCCATTTCAAAAATTTTAATTTTTTTTGATATTGACAACTATATATTACTGATGGTAAAGTACTATCACGGCAATGCTCGAGTGAGGTTGCTAAGATAATAAGTTCAATAGAATTATTAAAAGAAAGGTAAATATATGGCAGTAATTAAATATAGTAGTCCGTTTACATTGCGTCACATTGACCGTGACGAATTTCTAACTCCGTTTGATCGTGTATTTGATGAAGTATTCGCAAATCACTTTCCTGAATTAACAAAAGAACTTGGAGTTGGATTCTTCGAAAAACAGAGTTATCCCCGTGTAGATGTAGTTGATTATAATGATCGTGTGGAAATTTTAGCGGAAATTCCAGGTCTAAGTAAAGACGAAGTATCGGTTGAAGTACAAGAAAATGTACTTACCATTAGTGGTCAAAAGATCAAAAATGTGGAAGATAAAGAATCTACTGGAAAATATATTCGTAGAGAGTTGAAACATAGTAGTTTTAAACGTAGTTTCACTCTTGGTGATCAGATTGATAAATCAGAACCACAAGCAAAATTTGAAAATGGTTTATTAAAAGTAACACTAGCAAAAATAAAGCCGGTTATTCCGGTAACTAAGAAAGTAAAGATTGGTTAAGTAATATTCAATCAAGGTTATATTAAACCCCGTTATTAATAACGGGGTTTTTATTTTTTTAGATATTTATAGATATGATAAAATTTAATAATTTAGTAATATTCACATCACTTTTAATAGCCGGATGTGCAGCTTATTTTAGCGTATACGGTATAGGTCTACTATTTTCCGGGGCTACAATCGCTGCTATGGTAATGGCATCTTCATTAGAATTGGGAAAATTGGTAACTACATCTTGGTTATTCAAATATTGGAGTAAAGCTCATTTGTTGATGAAGACTTATATGATAGTAGCTATATTTGCTCTTATGGCTATAACTTCATTGGGTGTATTTGGATTTTTAACAGCGGCTTTTCAAAAATCATCATTAGAAACTGAATTATCCGTTAGCAAAATATCCACGTTAGAAACACAGAAGAATGAAGAAAAGATCAAAATGGAATCCATAAAAAAGTCTATTGATAGAATTTATTCATTAAGAAGTTCACAAGAAGGTAGATTAACCGAAGTGTTAACCAATACGTTAATAGCTAGAAATCCAATTCAATTGCAGAACATACAAAATCAAATCAATGATCAGATTACAGATCTAAACAAACAATTAGATTCTGAAAATGAAAAGTTTAAAGTTTACGGCGATAAAGTTACAAAGATCGATGAAGAAATTTTCAAATTGAAAGTAGATAATAGTCAAAAGAAAGATATTACCACGTTTAAGTTTGTAGCAGATCAATTCAATACTACAATTCAGAATGTAGTGAAGTGGTTTATAGCTGTGTTAATTGCCGTGTTTGACCCTTTGGCAGTTATATTGTTATTAGCTTATAATATAAGCACAAACAAAACTTATACCGATGACGAAAAAAATTACGAATTATACAAAAAACAAGAAAATAAAAAAGAAGAATCTGTGGAAAATAAAGTTGAATCTACAGTTATAGAAAAAATAGTGGAGAAGCCAGTTGAGGTTGAAAAAATTGTAGAAAAAATAGTGGAGAAGCCAGTTGAGGTTGAAAAAATTGTAGAAAAAATAGTGGAGAAGCCAGTTGAGGTTGAAAAAATTGTAGAGAGAAAAACAAAAGGTGGTGTAAGAGGAATGTTTAGCTTTTAACAAATAAAATAATTTTTAAATGATTTTTCACTGATCCACTATATATGTAATTATACTTATGGATGAATCAGAGTTAAAAGAATTGTACAAATTGATAAAAAGATCGTATGACGAATCTTGTTGGAAAACTTTAAACGATGCTTTAGATTACATTTCAGAGTTTGTAGAAGTAGACGAAGAGTCAAATTTAGAAAATGATTAATATATTACTATCGTTGGGTCTGTTTATTTCTGTTTTGTGTAATTTGTTTTTATTGATCGCACTCAAAAGATCATTTAGTCAAATTGATATGCTTGAGGATTGGATTATAAATATTAAAAAAGAAATAAATAGTACATATAATAAATTGAAAGAAACTGACAATCGTGGTATCTTTGAAAAAGATGACGATGTTGGTTTTCTTTTCGCAGACTTAAAAAAAATAATTGAATCTTTGAATCAAAAAGTTAGTGAAGAAGAAAACGACTCTGTTTAACATTATTATTTTGAATGAAACAGTTTAAAAAAACAAAAGTCATTGGTAAAAAACCAAATAAAATATTAATTAAAAAGAATCATAAAGTTACTTCTATGGTAAAAACTATCAAGAAAAAGACAAAAAAAATAAATAAAATTTTTATCCCAAAGTCGTCGAAAAAACCTAATAAAAATAAGTTAAAAATAACTTATGAGCCAAAAAAATTATCGGATATAAATGTTCCTAGAAATATCACAGATAAAGATATAATAGTAATAAATGAAGTAAATCCAATCAATAAAGAGGTAGAAGAACTTACAGAAGTAAGAAAAAAAAGAAGAGGTAGAAACAAAAAAGAAAAAATATACTTTTCTAGAAAAACCGAAGAAGCTATTATTGAATATAATTCAGAAGAAGATTTAACAAAAAGAAATGAAATATATGAAACGCGTATAAAATATAGTTTTGATAAATTAGTAGAAAATATATTCAACACTTTTAAATTTACTTATTTTGATAACAGTCCACTAGAAATTCAAAAAGAAACAGTAACACATTTAGTATCAAATATTCATAAGTTTGAATCGGGTAAGGGTAAAGCTTTTAGTTATTTTAGCATAGTTGCAAAAAATTATTTAATATTCCATAACAATAATAACTACAAAAGATTCAATCAGCACGTAGATATTAGTGAAACTCCAGATGAAGATAGTGTATGTTTACAAACTGAAGACGCACATCATAGAGAAATGCAAACCAAGGAGTTTATGAAACTTTTGATAAACTATTGGGAAAAAAATGTAAATAAAATCTTCACAAAACAAAAAGATTTAAATATAGCATATGCTGTTATAGAATTGTTTCGTAATAGTGATAGAATTGAAAATTTTAACAAAAAAACACTTTATTTATATATAAGAGAATTAAGCAATTGTAAGACTCAACAAATAACTAAAATTGTAAATAAAATGAAAAGTTATCAAAATGTTGTTAGTAAAAACTATATAAATAACGGTAAAGTTTAAAGTTAAAAAAACAAATAAACCACTCAAATAGAGTGGTTTTTCTATTTATACTTATATGGATCTGAATTTTGAAATTTATAAAGGAAAAAACTTTTCTGGACTTTGCAAAGATATTGTAAAAAACTCAGAAAGTAAAAAAGATCAAATAGATATATTGATATCTGAATTGAGAAGTTTGATTAAAACAGTAAATGACGCAACCATCATTGTTCCTATGATCAAAGATTATTACGATGTTGGTGTAAAAAACGATGAACAGTTAGTAAAATTAGCTGCTGTAATTCAACGCTTGTTAGCAAAAGGTGAAGCGAGTGGTGAAGGCTCGGCAATGGTGTTAAGTGAAGATGAAAGAAAACAATTGATGGATGAGGTTATAACTATCAGTAAAGGTGAATAAGTATGGTTAATACAGACATTTCTAAAGCCAATAAATCCCCACAGTTACAAGATCAACAAATTAAAGATTTGGTTGATATTCGTTCACCTTTGCAACTCGCCGTTGTAGTCGATGTTATATTTAACGAAAACCACGTTAAATTACAAGATGCGTATAAACAAAAAATAAATCCTCAAACAGTACCGCTCAATTATAAAAACGAACCAGCAAATGAGGAAGACGTTGATTTTTCGTATATAGGTCGAGCTAAGGTGAGAATATTGTCTCAAGAAAAAAAGTCATCTGTAGAAAAATTACCGTGGGCAATACCTTTAGATCAAACTATCACACAATATCCATTAGTAAATGAATTGGTATTGGTACAAAAAGTCGGTAGCAATTACTACTATAGTAAACCAGTTAATAAATTTAACTTTCCTACCAATATAGATTATACAGTAGAAACGGTCTATAGTGAAAACGGAAAACCCGCCGTACCATTTTATTTTGACAGCAATAGAGCTACATATACATCCGCGCCTATATATTCAAAATACAACAATATTGGATATGTAGGTGAGTATTTTATATCTAATCCTTTTATACGTTTAATTAAAAAGAATGAAGGAGATACCACAATTGAAAGTAGATTTGGTCAATCAATTAGATTTAGTGCGTATGATAATAATCGACTAAATGACAAAGGATCATATCCATCTTATGATTTGAATAAAAATTTACTCAAAGAATCGTCCGATGGGGGGTACGGCAATCCAAAAATAACCATAAGAAATCGTCAAAGAAATATAGCACTTGATGTGCCACAACAACTTCATCCAAAGTTACCACCTATTCCAAAAATAACACCAATAGAAAAAAACTTTGGCGGTCAAGTAGAAGAAGATATAAATAATGACGGTAGTACTATTCAAATAACAAGCGGAAAAACATTTAGTGAATGGAAAACAACCGTTTACAAAAGTATTTTTGGTAAAACAGTAGATGGAAATCCCACAGAAGAACAAACGAAATTTAATCCTAAAAATTCCAGTTATTTTGTATTTCCAAGTTTAAACGGAGACCAAATTGTACTGAATACAGATAGATTAGTACTTAGTAGTAGATTCGCAGAAACATTTCATTTTAGTAAAAAACGTTATGCTGTGGCTACTGACAGTGAATATACAGTTGATGCAAATGATAATGTTGTAATAACCACGAATAACGTTGCTTGTGTAAATGCACCTCAAATCTTTTTGGGTCAATACGGTGAAACAAACGAACCAGCTTTGTTGGGTCAAACTACAGTAGACTGGATGTATGATTTGTGTAATTGGTTGTTAGACCACGTACATTGGTATCATCACGTACACCCACATCCACATACTCATCCAAGATCAGGAAATGCAACTCCGGAAAATACAAAGGATGCTAATCCGGATCAAACGCAAATACCAGTACAACAAATCAAGCTTAAACTACTAAGAGATAATCTGCACAAGACATTGAGTAGAAGAGTATTCGTTACTGGAGGTGGTTATGCGCCTGGTAGTAATGGAGTTAAACCAACAGGTAGTGGCGGTGAATGTAGAGATCCAGTTGAAATTAACACGGTTACAGGAGCAGGTGTTGTCGGCGATTTCAAAGGTAGAAATCGTCGTGAAGGTCCTGTACAAATTGAATTTGAACTTGAGGATTAATATCTATGGCAAAAAATAATGAAATATTTGATACACCAATAGTAGATCTTTTAGGTAATTTACAATCAAGTAAAAAACCTCTTAAGATTATTAATGATGCAAATAAAGAATTGAATATTGACCAATACTTCAATGGAAAAACATTTGCTGGTTCTGTAGATAGTATTAAAGAATCAGTTAAAAAGTCTAATTTACCCGACTCAATTAAAAATAAAGTTGAAAACTTAAGCAGTGATTTTTGGACGGATTTAAATCTAGCATTTGAAAGAGACGAAAATGCTACGAGTAATATAATAATAAATTTACCAAATAAAAAATATCATATTATATATGAAATTACATATAGACCGTGGTACATTTCACAATATAAACCTACTGTTGCCGATGATTTTTTGAAAAACGGATTTAACCCTCCCAGTAAAAGAAAAACTTATCAATTTTTTGGAGATTGGGTTGAAGCAGTTTATAACGCCGACGTATTTCTTCTAAGAGGAAAATTTAAAGATTATTTAAAATTTCAAAATTTAGCATATTATGGATCACTTCAGACATTTGATATTCTTAAATCCGCGGCAAACAAAGGTGACAAAGAATTAAGACGAGATTTTGGTGCAGTTTTTAATTTACCAAATGATCCTGATCCAGCTTTACCTGGCCCACCTACGCAAACTATATCTGGAGTAACAAATAAAGCTCCTGTTGTAGATAATCCTAATATAAAACTTCCATCTCAAGAAGTTAAGGGGTTAGACGCAAATGCAGCACAACAAGCAGCAACACAAGCGCAAGGCGCAGCATCTAATGTGGTGTCTCAAGCACAAAGTGCAACTGGCGGATTGGCATCTCAAGTTCAAGGTGCGGCTGGTCAGGCACAAGGTGCATTAAATAATGCTCAACAATCGGCGGGGGGAGTATTAAATAACCTATCATCCGGAGTTAAAGGTGCATTAGGAGGTGGTGCTTTAGGTGCAGGTATAGGAGCATTAGCCGGTGGT